TCAGCGACAAAATCAATATCCGGTCATGGGGAGCACAAACAGCTGCTAATTATTTGCTCGACCTAGTTATTCGCAATGGCAAGTTTGCTTTGGAACCTGTCGCCAGCTTCGATGCACCTGAAACGATCACGCAGTTGTTTACAAGTGGTAATATTCTCGACGATTCATTTTCACTTTCATTTTCTGACGATCAAGACCGGATACCGCCAAGAATTTCTGTCATCTGGCGTGAAGAGCGCGAGACAAGCGGCACTGTCAGCAAGGGTCTCTTTCCAGTTTTGCGGGAAGTAACCGTCAGGGAAACTAATACACCTGAAGATGCTCCGTTGGAGAAAATTGATTTAAGTGATTACTGCACCAGTCAGCGTCATGCAATTGATCGCGCCAAATGGGAATGCTTGACGCGACGACTTGTCACTCATAGCGTTACTTTTAAAACCACGCCTACAGAAGCAGCCTTAGACATTGGAGCGATATTTAAGTTAGGCATGGAAACAATCAGCTACAACCAGCCACAAAACGGCGCTATTGCAGATGATGGGACAGTAACGGCATGGCCTGAAATCGCAGATGGCACTTATGACGTGTTGCTTTGGGACGGGAAGGACAATGTAATTAAGGAGGCATCGCTGACAATTGCTGGCGGGAAATGCAGCCAGAGTTCTGCCGTATTCTGCTTAAAAAATTCAATCAGCAATGTACAAAGCTATAAGACCCAGTCATTGTCATTTGACGAAGACGGTAACATAGATGTTGTAGCGACTTACTACCCAACTGCTGACAGCGGTTATTCGCAAATGGTGGTCGGATTTGACGACAGCAACTTTGTAATTGAGGGGACGTAAGCATGGCCAACTTTCCAGCAGTAAGCCCGACACGGCGTAGCTTTACAACTGGCGAATATCCCACCAAGCGTTTTGACAGTATCAGCGGCGCAGGTACAACCCGGCTGTACGGCAGCAAGGCATCAAATGCAACTCTAAATCTAGAGTTTTTACTTGATGACACTAATACCGCTTCGGTATTGCAGAGCTGGCACGACAGCTTGGGTGGAGCAAAAATCTTGACATTACCGGCGACATTATTTGAAGGCATGAGCGGGCCAGAAGGCCAGATCCCGAATTATCTCAATTGGAGGTGGTCTGAGACACCAAGCGTCGAGTCGTTAGTACCTGGCCGATCTAGAATACGAGTAACGTTAGTAGCGACTCTGGACAGCTAATGGGAGTTTTAACAGGAAGCGATGGGCAGCTGAGATTTAACGGCACTGCTGTGGGCAAGTGCCGAGAGTGGAGTCTTAGCGTTTCAAAAGATGCTTTAGAGGATACATCAATTGGCAGTTATGACAGAACATACGTCGAAGGGTTAAGGGGCACAACCGGATCTGCGACTATTTTGTACGACCCAAGCAACCGGACGGCAGCGGCTTTGCTCAACTCTATTTTCGACAACGATCAACCAAATGATTTTGTGGTTTTTGTGCTAAGTCGTCAAGAGGGCAACAACATTCGCTGCAGCGGCTTTTTAACTAGCATCAGCCCAAGCGTTTCGGTAGGTGCAGTTCAATCAGTTTCTGTTGCTTTTCAAGTGACCGGGAAGACTGCTGGTAATTTCTAATGGCTGTTCTAGGGGTCGGTGGAAAGCTGTTGTTGAAGCGAGCAGCGCCAGAGCCATTTATCATTTCGGATTCTGCTCTTGACGCTGGAAGCAACCTTTACACCGCATGGCAAAATGGCTACTGGAACGGAGATCGTGTCAGTGTTGATTGCCTGCCAACATCAACTGGCCCGTTTCCCCCAAGAGTTAGCGGATACGCAAGTTATTTTGGGAGTAAATGGTTCTTAGGGCCAAACAGGACACATATAAGCAATATTTCTGATAATTTTTATAAAGCTTCTGGAGAAGATTATCCTGACGGAGACTTAGGAGATGCAGCAAAGTTTTACTCCCGCGAAGGCGACACATCTAATGGCAATGTCATTCCATCGTGCGCTTTTGAAAATTACTACATTCATGTCGACAATTTAGACCGCGTAAGTTTTTATCTGGACAGGTGCTCGGCCCTTGCCGGATGCCTGACTAACCGAATTGACCTTTCGTCTGTCGCAGGAAAAATCACTGCTTCCCCGTATGGCGCTGCTGAGTATCTAAACGCTGTTTGGCGCTGCGTCACGTCAATGGGCGAGTTTAAATTTAGCGATGCTCAGGACACCGTAACTCTGAAGAGCATTTGCGCTGATGCCCCTAGCTACCAAAGCCCAGAGGCTGCAACTGGTGAATACGACAATGCCAACGTGCTGCCAAGAACGCTCAATCAAGGCGAGCCATCCATGTACTGGCAGCAACTTTGTGACATTGCGCAATGGAATCTGGAGCTAAACGCTCCAAGTGTAGAGACCACATCAGTATCGGAAAAGTTTGGCAACGCAGTGAAATCGCTAGTGACTGGCGGCGGTTCTGCTGAGTTTCTTATCGACCGAAAGTGTTACGCCGATGACAAGGACAACGGACTTGCGCTGCTGCAACTTCTTATGATGACGGAAAAAGGATGCGAAGCTACTGCACAGTTTTGGATGGTGGACCGAGGGGGAAGCTGTGGCGTCACTAATGGCTCCATACAAGGGAATCTGTACTACGAGGCGAATATTTTGGTCACCGCAAGCGCCGTAAATTTACGGCCTACAGAAATCGTGGCTGGCACGGTGCAGTTCGTAACGACAGAAGACATTAAACTATTGGTATCAGCGTGAATTTGAAAACGTGACTGAAGTTAGCCGTGCTGGCCAAAGTGGCTCCCTAGGAGATATAAACACTAGCCAAGGCGCTTTTAGAGACCAGATCGATGCTCTTACCGATACTGTCAGGCAACTGGGCGGCAAGCCCAATGTCGGCCCAGGCAATGGATCCGATCCGCTGACAGCGCCGTTTATCCTATATGTCAACAGCTACACAGGATCAGATACATACGTCTCAGGTGATTACAACAGCCAAGACAATGGAACATTTGAATCCAAGATGCGCCGCATTTCATTGCAGCGTTTGGAATGCGGCTATACCGAAGCAGCCCCTTTCAAAAGCTTATCGAGGGCAATAATCGAGGCGGGCATTATCACCAGCCGGGATTATCTGAATATTGATCCAGCACCGTGCGGAGACCTCGTAAGCATTGTTCTAGCTGGGGGTCTCGCAATTGCAAACAATGGCCCAGGTGATTTGTCAACACCTACTTGGACCGATGGGAAGAATCCGACAACTGCCGAACTGACTGCATTTAATCCCGTCGATGGTGGGATTCTGCTGCCACGAGGCTGTAGCGTCATTTCTCTGGACTTGCGCAAGACAATTATTCGCCCTGATTATGTCCCGACTCCCGTTGCAGAGCAAGCCAATGGTGCAAATCGTCGAGCAATCCTTAAAGTTACGGGTGGCGTTTATAACTTTGGCGCAACATTTATGGACAAAGTGGGGTCTACCACAAGTCATCATTTATTAGACACGCATCACTTTGCCAGTGAAGCTGAGTTAGATACGTTCTACGCAAAGATACGGTCTAGCTTTGGACCCGCTGCTGGCGTTAGTAATACTTACGCACAAACAAGATCAACGGAATACGTCATTGTTGGTCCCGCACCAGCTACCGCTACAACTGCAACCGATACAGTCGCTAGTGCAAGCCCATACATTTACAACATGTCGATCCGTTCGACATTAGGTATGGGCGGCGTATTTGCTGACGGCTCTAAAGTTAGCGGCTTTAAGTCTATGGTTATTGCTCAATATACCTCAATAAGCTTACAAAATGATCATACTTGCTGGCAGAAATATGATGGTGGCGCGTGGACAACTGTTGCAAGTATCGCAGAACTTCTGTCTCTCAGGCAAGACAATATACGAATCAATCCACAAAAACGTCATTACCATGTTCGTGCGATTAATTCAGCCGTAATCCAAGAAGTGAGTGTGTTTGCAATTGGGCAAGCAATACATCACCAATGCGAGTCCGGTGCCCAGCTTACAGTTACCAATTCTAATTCTAATTTTGGAGGCTGCAGTTCTCTAGCAATAGGATTCCAAGATACATCAGCACCGTCTGACAAAAATTGGACATTGAAAAAATTTCAGACAGCACTAAATCCACTCGTAAAGCAGTCTAATATAAGAAAAATATTCCTTGGAACGCTAACTTCTGGCCAAGCTGACAACTCTAAAACTTTAAACCTTACTGCACCTTTAGAAGAATCAAGGCTAAAGCCTGGGCAGCCAGAAAAACTAGCTTCGGATAAGTATTCTCTAAAAGTAAACGATTACCTGTGGATTGAAAATCCCGGTGGGCCTGATTATCGAGGACGCCTTAGTGCCACTCCATGGGCAAATTCAAGCCCTACACAGGTCGTGCTAAAAGATTTTCCTAGAGCCCTAGATCCTGATGGCAGTGAAGTTGCCCCTGGCGATCCTGAATTGCCTAACGTCTATTTACCGCTAGCCGGTGCGCGGATTTACGTTCGTCGGTTTATTGATACTCGCAGTGTAGATGAGCGACGTAATAGTATTATTATTAAAGACGTTCAGTTAAATAATTTAAGGCTTCCTGTCCGCGATTATGTAATCCAAGAGACGGGACAAGTTACTTACAGCAACAACAGTATTCAAGCTGTTGCCGCTTCTCAGGAGTCAAATGCAGTAGATGACGGCGTGGATGGGGTAAAAGTTGAGCTTCGCTATTCAAAACGTTCGGCACAACTTGCTGCGCACGACACAAGTGTTTACTACCGAAAAGCAGACGTTGTACTTAAAAACAACAAACACTGGACAGCCACCCGTGAAAGCTACGGAACTTTCACTGAAGCTGACTGGGATGAAGCCTATGTTCACATGGAAGAAAACTACAACCCAGAAGGATATTATCAAAACGCAAAGCCAACAATTGTCTTTGATAAAGATATTGACAGTAATGAAAATAGCACAACATTGGGCAATACATTAAGCGACCCTCTGGTGAAGGCGCAATTAATTAGTGCTGTAGACTATCAAGGTCTTTTTTACTATTTAAGTAATTTAGGCATTGCTAATCCTGCCAATGTGCTGACGCCCCAGGACACCCAAGCCGCTCGTAATGTAGATCCACCTGAGTCAACTACGTTCGTCGAGTTTCGTCGCCCATCAAACATCAGGTTATATTCTCATGCGTTTGAATGGCCTGGTTTTGGATCGTATAGCCGCGCACTGCCGCAGTACCAAGGCGACATGTCGGACAATAATCGATTCACATATTATTTCACTGCACAAGATGGTGGCAAATGTTATGTGTCAGGATTTAACGAGGAAGGCTTGCAGGTCAGCAATAGAGGTTTAGAAGACTTAACTACTGGAACGGTACTAGGCGTTGCGGACATTGGCAATCCAGATCGAGAGATTGAAATACCAACAGTGTTTGAAACACTGGAAGTTACAGACAAGCTAATTATAGGTGGCGAGGTTACTGGATTTCCTGGTGCAACAACGACTGAGGAAGGTGTCGCAGAAATTGCATCGCTTGCTGAAATTGCAACTGGAATTAAAGTTAAACCAGACAACAATAACGCTCTTGATACTGCAGGAAACAAGTTCCTTAATACTCCTGGTGTTAATTATTGGGCAGAACAAAGTGGTGTTGTCACAGCACCCACCGACAACATATCTGTAAAAGTCATTCACGTTGTACCCGAAGGTGTTACGGCTCTGACAGGAGCAGCTTCTGTACCGTACGGCTTTCCTGATACCGTAAGTGATGGCACCCGATATGTAAGAGGCAGGAGCACAGAGGCTAAAACAGTTACCGAAGCGATGCAAAAAGCAGGACAGATTTACGTGCCAAATGGAGCGTCTATTCTTGTCTCAGTTCATGGAGATCTTCCTGACATTGAAAAAGGACCGTTGCAACTTGTCAACAGTTACGCTCGTGTTGATTTAGCCGGTGCGCAAGGTTTTGTAGCAAGCGGAGATAGCACTCGCGGACCTTTAGTCAGGCTTAAGGAGGGCGTAACCGCTAGAGCAACAAAAAGAATCCCGCAATATGCTGCGGTACGAGCCCTTTCGGCGGGTGTAGTTTTTGCAGATTTAAAAGTTGAAGTCGATTGCAATTCTTGCAATGCTTGCTACCTGTGCTTTAACGGCGGTATTGGAATTGGCGGTAAAAATGTAATAATTGAATGGCATAATGTAAACCGAGCGGTAGTCTGTACCAACTCCTATGGAGCAAGTTCGAGCATTCGTTACTACAACACAGAAAAAGTAGAGAGAATCTTCAAAAATGTGATGAAGAGCAATGCTTCTGCTGGTAGCGAATTTAGCTTAGACCTATTCGGAACATCAGGAGGATTGGCAGGTCACGGTACGGATTTAATTATTGATTTCAACTCTGCCACTATTGGCGGGCCGGGAGAACCCCAGTTTACTTATAAGTTTGATAACGAAGATGGTTCCCTATGTAATTTGTCGTTTATAGAACAAGGCGGCAGGGGCGGCGTAAAACTAGGCGGACGAGTTGCCCCTATTGTAGATTTTGATTTTGGCTCTTCTGACGGTCACGGAAACTGGAATCTTAGTGGATGGATAAGTAATAGCTTTATAACAAATCAAAACTATATGGGCATCAGTTTTGAGATGAGACAAGTTCCAGTCGAGTCAACAGGGCTGGAAACAACATACAATATGACTCCCGCGGCCTACCAGACAATAGGAAGAAAGCAATTAGTAAATGGATGTTGCGTTGACATAGGAGCTTCTACTGGTTTGAAATCTGGCCCATTTGGTCTATACATACAAGCTGATAAAATTCAAGGGAACCTTACAAACGCAGACTTGTTGCTTACTGCCAACAACACAAAAAACGCATACGTCTACCAAGGTGGTGACGAGAGAAACGGCTTGTAACTATCAACGTCGCTAGAATAAGGGCACGGCAAATGTCCGTGTCCTTTTTGGCTGAATAGTCATGGCAGTACAGCTAATCCTTAAAAATTCCTCAGTAGAGGACAAGCGACCTACGTCTGCACAGTTAGCAATCGGGGAAATCAGCCTTAACTACAACCAAGAGGGCGCGTTTCTGTGCTGTGAAGATTCTGCTGGAAATATTCAGCAAATTGGCGGGGTCAAAATTGACGAAACTGCACCGAGCACACCAGTAAAGCAAAGCCTGTGGTTCAAACCCAGCACATTGGTGCTGTCCATATATGATGGCAGCAACTGGCAAGCTGTCGGTAATGCAACAGTAGCCTCTGTCAACGGTCAAACAGGCGCTGTTGTTTTAACCGCAGCAGATGTTGGAGCTGCAACAGCGGCGCAAGGCGTCCTAGCTGACTCGGCGTTGCAATCTGGCGATGATATTAGCCATCTAAATAACGATTCAAACTATCTAGCATCAGGCGATAACATTAGCGAGTTAGCCAATAATTCTGGCTATATCGTTGCTGCTGATGTAGCTGGAGAATACTTAAGCCTGAATAGTTCTGCTGGAGCGCAGGTTGTTCAATCGACAAGCACAACTGAATTTAAGGGCGGGCTGTTAGTTCCAGATGGAGAGCCAATTACAGTAACAGACAGCACTACAAGTTGTTCCTTAGCAGTCACCAGTGCCGATACGGCAACACTAACTGCTAGCGATAAACTCATCGTCAGCACTCAGGATGGCATTACTAACCAAGGAATATTTTCTGGCGAAAGTACGCTTAAATTTATCGCTAAAAGCACTGCCCCGTGGAGCGCAACTAACCAAGATTATGTATTTCTTTACCCAAGGATTGATGATAGCGTTGAGTTCAACGAATCCGATCCAGCTACATATGTAGATAATTTTAGCTGCGTAACAGCTAGTATCTATTACGGAGATCCCGGTGTAAATGACCCCAACATTAGAAACAAGTATGGTCTGAAAATTAATTCAGCGGTAGGGCAGAACACTTGGACGGGAGCTGCTGCAAGCAGTAACTACGGCGTATATTCAAATCTTAGTCTTACATCACCTTCAAGTAATTATAATTTTTACGCAGCATCCAATGCAACTAACTTTTTTGCAGGGAATACTTTAATTGGCGGAACTGCCGCTGCTCCAGCAATAACTTTGGCCGCCGATGGATCGTCTGAGTTTTCTGAAAAAATTCTCACTGAAACTGTAAGTTACGCTGCAGATGTAGACTCCCCCTATTTAATTGCTGGTTCGACTGATTACACAGGTACTGCAACAAATTGGGGCACCTACGGGTTCCAGCATCGAATCAAAAGCGATAGCAACGGGAAAGGAAGAGTAACGATTGACACTAATAGCGGTGAAGCTTTCTGTATTGATAATAATAACCTAGTAGGAATCGGCACAAGTGACCCACAAGAATTACTAAGCCTAGAAAAAGACGGACAGCTCGGTATAGAGCTTAAACGAACAGGATCCAGTCCTAGTACATGTTTAATGCGCAATCAAAGCAATCAATTTACGTTATCAAACAACGCGGGTGGGATTGACTTTAGCACGGGTGCTACTCCTGTTGAGGTAGTTCGTATTACGTCAACTGGCAATTTACAAGTAGGGGGCACATTGCCTTCTGCTCCCGCAATAGAGTTTGAAGCGACTGGTGGGGCCAGCTTTACTGATTCCGTGGGGATTGGCACGAGTTCTCCTCAAGCAAGATTGCATATATCTGGAGGCTATAACAGTCACATTCGCATGACGAACACTGATGACGATGCGTTGGACTTAATTGGAGATGCCAATAGATCTGGTACGAATCAAACACTGTTGGAGATGAAAGGATTATGGAACGGAACAAAAGTAGGCAGTATTATTTTTAAAACTGGAACTGATACTACAAATAAAGACGACGGCTATCTAACATTTTCTACAGCCACCGCTGGAAGCGTAACGGAACGAATGAGGATAGATTCGTCAGGCTCAATGGATGTCAAAAGCGGTGGCGCAATTCAAGCAGAATTTGGCGTTATTGATGATGTTTATCGAAATGGTGAAAATAGCATTCGAGTGTATGGCAATGCTTCTGATAATTACGTACAACTTAAGGGCACCAACGTTGCTGATGCGACATCCGTATTAGACTCACAAGTTGGCGGCACAACACAGATACAAATCCAGGCCGATGGAGATCTGTTTAATATCAATGGCACATACGGCCAGCTTTCAGATCAAAAGTTAAAAGAAAACATTGTTGATGCCAACTCTCAATGGGAAGATATTAAAGCATTGACTGTTCGTAATTTTAATTTTAAAGAAGAGCTTGGATACAATGCAAATAGGCAAATTGGATTTGTCGCTCAAGAAGTTGAGAAAATTTCTCCAGGGTTGGTTAAAACCAAAGCAGACATCGACGAGGATGGCAATGACCTAGGAACTGAAACGAAAGCCCTTAGGATGTCAGTTCTGTATGTGAAAGCAGTCAAAGCATTGCAAGAAGCAATGGAAAGAATCGAAACGCTTGAGCAGCGGCTATTGGATGCCGGAATTGCTTGAAAGGTTAAAATTAACTGATGGCTACTTTCTTTTTATGACTTTCTCTGTTTCTCAAATGATCGCTGACACCGATCAAAACGTGATTGCGCTGAATTGGACTTACAGCAATGCTGATGGAACGCTATCGAACCAGCACGTCCTGCAAAAACCCTACGGCGAAACACCGTTTGCAGACGTAACTGAGTCGATGGCAGTTGAGTGGTTGGAGCTTCAGCTGGAGAATACGAGTGCTGAATTTGATGCAGCAATCGCAGAGCGCAAAGCAGCTGTTGAATATGAAAAAACTTTAGCCCCGTACACCCCCAATCCATCTGGTCCGCCCACACCCATAACACCACCAATCTCTGCTGAACCTAGCTCTGAAAGCCTTTAGTATCGCCTAGGTCAGCCCTGGTCTGTGCGGCAAGCTAGACCAGCTATTATAGCTTAAGGTAGTATTGGCTTAATGGCTAAAATTTATGTCCGTCTCTCCCGGTACTTATAATTTTGAGCTTCAACGGCGAGCAAGCTTTTCCCTTGCGCTGCAGTTTAAGGACAGCAATGGTGCAGCCATAGATTTGACTGGATCAACAGTGGCAGCACAGGTTTGGGATGAAAGTAGAAACACAAAGTATGCGGACTTTGGAATTGCTTACACAGACAGGGTAAATGGTCAGGTTACAGTTTCATTAACGGACGTTCAAACAACAGGCTTACCCGATACAGGAACTAATCAAGGGTCTATCCGTTTGCACTACGACCTTTTAGTAACAAGCTCCGGCGGTTTAAAGGACTACTATTTAGAAGGTCAAATTACTGTATCTCAAGGTTATACAGCATGACAGTAGTAAACGTAACGACTCAAAAAAATACAGTTACCGTTACAGACGAAAAAGGCTCGACTGTTGTCGACACTCCGGTTACCACCGTCGTTACGGCTTCAACAATTGGACCACAGGGCGCTGCTGGAACCGGGTTTGATATAGACACGACAGCTAAAATAAACGGGAGCATTGTTTATTACAACAGCGCACTTGGTCATTTTGTGGCCGATGACATCTGGACTACAGACACACTCGTCCTCGGGGGCAATTTCTAGACCATGGCAAATACAATTCGCCTAAAGAAAAGGGCAGCTGGAGGCGCATCAGGTGCTCCATCTGCGCTTGCCCCCTCGGAACCCGCTTTTTCTGAAGTTGATTCGATTCTTTATTACGGATTCGGAGATGCCGGAGGTGGGGCAGCTAGTTCAGTTATTGCAATCGGTG